TCCATGAGCTGGTCCAGCATGTCGAGAGTCAGGGCCGCGCCCCCTGCGGCGGTTCCGGCCGCGAGGACCTGATTGCCGGTCAGACGCTTTTCCAGGCCGTCGAAGGCCAGGGTGTCGGTCTCGGAATCACCCTTGAAAAAGCCCCGGGTGAACTCCAGGGCCGCCGCCTTGGCCTTCATGGCGTCGTGCGTGGCCCGGATGTCGTTGATCTTGCCTTGGGTCTTCACCTGGGCACGGTCCACCTTGGAAATGCCGCCGAAGATCTTCAAGGCCTCGGTCATCGGATTGATGACGCCCGTGCTCTCGGTGTAGGTGTCGTTGTAGCCACGGAAGCCGATGCCCGGCAGGGTCTGTTCCTGGTTCCAGGCGTAGGCATTGCCGGCCACGTCCATGAAGGGCAGGCGCTCCAGCACGGCCGAGGACCGGGGGAAGATTTCCACAACGCCCCGCTGCAAGGGGTTCTGAATCAGCTTGCTGGCTTCGGTCAGGGTCAACATGGTGGTTTCCTCTTAGGACTTGTACCCGGTGGCCATGATGGCTTGCGGGGTCATGTTCGAGTAATCGACGGGAGGCTTCCCGCCGGGCCGCTTGCTGTCCGGGCCGTTGGGCTCGGGAGCGCGGCCGCCGAAGACGCCTTTCTTGTGGGCGGCGCGAATCCATTTGATCTTCTCAGCCGGCGGCAGGTCGGGCACGATGTCCCGCAGGTCCTCCGGGATGTCCTCCAAAAGCTCGGTGACGATCCCGGAAAGGGTTTCCTCGGCCGCCTTCTTGGCGTCGTTGACCTTCTGGAACCGCTCATAAGGCACAGTCTTGCCGGTGTTGTCGGGTCCGTTCCCGTTCGCGCCCTGCTGGCCCTGGTTTGGGTTCTGGTCCTGCGGCTGGTTCTGGTCTTCCATGGTGATCTCCTCGCGTTTTACGCCTGCGTGGGCGCTAAATTTGTTGCTCTTTGAGGGTGGCCGTCTCGTCGCGCACCTGGATCAGGTAGGCCAAGGCGTCTTCCCTGGTGGCAAGGTCGGGGTTTCGCTCCATGACGGCGTCCACGGGGGAAATGAGGCCCATGGAAAGCAGAAGCTCCCAGGTGGCGGCCTGGTCCTTTTCGCTGGTGTCCGGCTTGGGGTCGGCAAAATCGACGGCCAGGGTCGCGGCGTCGGAGAGCTTGCGGCCGGGGTTGTGATGGTTCCAGACGGCCCGCAGGACGGCGAAAAGCCGGCGCTCGTACATGCGCCAAAGCGCGATGTCGTCGCGGCGGGACTCCTCAAGCTCCACATTCCCCACAATCTTGGAGACGCCGGACTCGTCGGTCGGGTCCACGCTCATGGAAGAACCCGGCAGGCCGTTGGAGACCGCGCACCACTTCATCAAGCGGTCAATGGCGTTCACCACCTCGTCAATAGGGGCCTGGGGCGCGGCAATGCCAAGCTCGCCGTCTTTGGGAAGCTCGATGATCTTGCCCGGCCCGGTGTCGAGGATGCCGCCGCCCTCGGCTCCGCGAACCCATCCCAGGCCGAAGCCCTGAAATTCGAGAGTGTGGAGAAGGTCCACCAGGGCCTTGTTGACGGCTTCCTGCATGACGATCAGGTCATCCCCGCCCGCGATCCAGAAGGAATCCGTGGGGGCGCGGTCCCACAGGGGCACGAAGGGCAAGACGCCGTAGGGGTTCGGGCCGCCGTCCGTCTGGTTCCCCCGGTAGTCCAGGCGCTGCCACGTCTCCGGGGTCCACAAGGCATAGGTGACTTCCTCGCTCTTCCCATTGTCCGGGTAGTGCGTGACCAGCACGGCCTGGATGTCCTCGGGACTTTCGCCCGTGGTCACGTCCAGGATGTCCGGGGTCAGAATGTCCAGGTCCAGGCGGCCACCCCGCCAGACAGGCCGGGCAAGACAGGTCTTGCAAAGCTTCACGTACCGGCTGGCCGTCTTCATCTTGATAGAGAGCGCGGCCTGTTCGGCAATCTCCGCGAAAAGGGCCTTGTCGGCCTCTGTCCCGTCCACGCTGCGCTTGGGCTCGTCGGCGTAGACCCGGGCCTTGAGGTCCACCACCTTCTTGACGATGTTCACGAAGCAGTGCGTCAGCTTCCCCGGCTCCGCGAACTTGAGGGCAAGCACTTCCTGCAAATGCTCAAGCTGACCGTCGTGATAGAAATCCAGACGCTTGGCCGCGTCCCGTTTCCGGTCCCGGTTGAGGGCATAAAGCGCCCCCCGGAACATCTCGGCCACAAGCGCCGGCCCCTGCGGTTCAAAAAGCATCGCTTACACCCCCTGATAGATGCGCGGCCCGTCGAGCTTCACGTACGCCGCATAGAAACCCGGCAAGGTATGATCGTCGTCCAGGCGAAGCCGCATGTAGCCTCGGAACATCTCCGCAACCTCGTGGTAGGCCGGGCACTCGTGCTTGCACAAAAGCTCCATGTCCCCTCCCATAAGAAAGCACAGGCTCCGCGTGGGACGCAGATTGCGGCATTCGATGCGTTTGAGGGCGTAGACCGACAGGACCGCCGCCCGGGTTGCGAAGACTGACCAGTTCAAGGAATAGACGGTATCGTCGTGGAACTTCTGCGAGGCGTGGCCGAAGGTGTAATTACCGTCGCGCTTCTCCTCGTAGACAAACGTCTGCATCTCACTGGCCAACATCTCCAGGCCCTGGGAGAAGTGCAATCGGCCTTCCTTGGCGATCCGGTGGAGCTCGACGAAAGAAAGGTTCTGGTTGGTGCTGGTGGCGGAAAGGACCTCGGCCGGGATGTCCTGGTCATCGAGCCACGGCTTGAGGTCGGCCACCTCGTATTGCTCCAGGGTCACGGCATCCAGGTTGTAGCGGCGATGGTCCTCAAGGATGGCCTTTTTGATGCAACGGGCATGGTTCGGGACCACCACGTCCTGGTTGAGGACGAAGTATTCCGGCTCCGCGTCCTTGGCCGACGCCACCTTCAGGGTCGTGGTCCAAACCGTATTGTCGCCCCCGAAGAGCTTTTTCGAGCGGTCCAGGCCCCCGCCGATGACGTACTTGCGCCCCCCGGTCAGTTCCTCCAGGCGGTCAGGCGGGAACGGGCACGGGATTTCGGCGCGGCACAAGGTGATGACCTCGGCCGGAAAAAGCGCATTGCGAGCGCTGGAGCGTTTGCCCAGGATGTCGCGGGAGAAGGCCGTGGGAAGCTGCGTCTTCTGGAGCCGGACCACCTTTTCCCGGTCGATCCAGGCCGGGGCCTCGCGCAGGTAGGTTTCCAGGTCGGGATACTCGATCCGGCGGCACAGGATGCCCGGGTCCGTCTCGGCCAGCATTTCCAGTCCGTGGACGTGCCCGCCCTCATGGTCGGTGTTGGAGTCGATCAGGCAAAGTGTGCCCTCGGAATCCAGGAGCGAGGCTTGATAGGCGTCGAAAGGCCCGGTGTCCGGGCAGGCGTGGAAGTCCGAGACCCAAAGTAGGTTGAGCTTGTCGCCAAAGGCCCCGCTCATGGTCACGGTGGACGCCTGGATGATGTTGCCCATGCCCGGATATTCGATGGCCTGCTTGCGAAGGTTCTCTTCCCCGATCATGGCTTTAAGCGCCGGGGTGTTGCGGATGATCCCCCGAAGGGTCCGCATCTGCACCTTCTCGCAATGGATTTCGGAGTTGCCCAAGGCCTGGATGGTTTGGTTGCTCCGACTGGTGAAAAGCCACAGGGCAAGCAGGGCAAAAAGCGTGCTCTTGGAATGGCGGCGCGGGGTCACATGCAGGACGATGGAATATCGGAAGGGCTTGCCGTCGCCGGGCTCCAGGGCTTCGACCATAAAAGCGTCCTGCCATGGTTCGAGGGCCACGGGCTCCCAGGCGTTGCCCTTGGTCAGGATGCGGGGCTTCACGTCGGCAAGCCAGTGATGAAAGCCCGCCGCCCCCGGTGCATTCCAGGCGGCAAGGATGTCGTCATTGCTGCGGGGTTTGGCCTTGGGCTTAGGCATCCTTCAGCACCTCGGACAGGTTGACGCCCCATGACTCGGGGTCCTTCTGGCCGTAACCCTTGGCCGCGTTGGCAAGCTGGCCAAGATTCGTGCGAAAGAGATTTTGCACGCGCACGTAACGGTCAAAGTCGAATCCTGGCGTTCCGTAGGTGCTTTGCATGTCCAAAAGCTCCAAATACATGGGGACCATTGTTTCGATCAGCATCTTCTGGACTCGTGACAGTCTGCCGCTGACCATGTCGCGCAACTTGGCCCGGACAATCTTGACCTTTAAGGCCAGATCATCATGGCGCGCGGGGTCCTTATCCTTGAGCTTATAGTAGGGCATAGAGAGTGAAAACCTCGTTTGCTCATGATTCGTTCATGATCTTGAACACTTCCCTTGATCGTGCCCTTGCCCTTGGCCCACATTGCGGGGACATGGTGGGGACAAGCGGGTGTTAGCACAGTTTTTCGAAAGCTAAATACGAAAAATCATTGTCTCTTTTTTTCATAACGTGCGGATTATGAATCCCATTATGCTCCTTGGCCCGCTCTCTTCCCCATGATCGCAAGTCCCAGCAGCACGGACGGGGTCATCGGCGCGCCTCGGCCCGGCCGGGAACCGTATCTTTTTTATACACCTGAGCCTTGGATGCCTGCTTGAACCGCTCTTCGATCTCCCGCATGTATTTGGCGAGAAGGGAAAAGGTGATGTACTCGGCCGCCGCTCGGCTTCCGGCCAGGATGAAATTGACTTGGTAGCGGACCATGAAGGCGAAGACGCTTTGCAAGACCGCCTTGGGGCGCATCTCGGACCGATAGGCCCCGGCGCTCAAGTCCTGCCATGACCCTTCGCACACGACGGCGAAAAGCTCGTAAGCCCTGCCCCGGGCAAGTTCGCGTTCGAACCGATCCCGATTGCTGCCCATGAGGCAGGAAACGAGGTCCTCAAGGCTCTTGCGTTCGATGGCCACGCGGTCCGTGAATCCGGGCACGGAATAGTCCCCGGTCGGCAGGGTGCCCCGCTCAAGATCGACCTCCAAACCGGAGAAGCCGAACGGCACCTGCTCCCTGCTATCAACCACGATTTTCATGCCGGTCCCCGAAGCGTTTACGGCTCTTTTTCCGATTCATCTTGCGGCCTAGGCGTTCGCACCACGCCAAGGCTTCCGCCTCAAGCCTCGCGTCCTCTGCCGCCTGGATGGTTCCCTTGGGCTTTTCCCTCGTCTCGACCTGTTCCATTCCGATCTCCTTTGCCGTCATTGCGGACCCCATCCCCCGGCGGGGGGAAGAAAGGTGCCACCATTTCTTTCCCCCTATAGGGGGGCACCTTTGGCACCTTGGCACCTCGTTGAAATTGTTTACCTTTTCAAGGTGCCAACTCGGTTTGGCACCTTGAAATTTGGCACCTTGGATAACGGCCCTAAATCCTTTGCTTTAATGAGGTGTCAGCGTGCCTTGGCATCTCGTGGCACCTTGGCACCTCTCCATCCCCACCAGGGCCAATCCGCCGGCTCCACCGCTCTTGCCTTCGCCCCGGCATTCGACGATGACGCCGAGGTCCAAGGCCGTCTTCACCATGCGTCGGACGGACGTTTCCGGTTTACCGGTACTGGTCTGCAAGTGAAGCCAGAGGTCGCTTTTCTTGCCCACCTTGCCCCCGAGTTCTTGCAGGGCCTCAACAACCACCTGCGCCTGCGATCCGTTCTTGGCGCGCTTTTTGGGGTCATCCGTGCGGACCATGGACAGGTCCGGCCGCCGCTCCAGGAAAAAAGGCTTGGCCGCCTCGAAGTTGCGGGCCTTCTGGTGCTGCATCTCGATCATGTTGGAGCGTTCGCCGTCGATTTCCACAGGCTTCATAAGGAGAATGTTTGCCGCCCAATCGCCAATGGCCGACGCGCCACGCCCGGCAAAAACGCCGTTATCGAGGGTGTTTTTGCCCACGTGATGCACGACGATGGTGCCGACGTTGGCTTGGTCGCAAATGCCCGTCAGGCAATCCAAAGACCGGCGCATGGCCGCATTGTCGTTCTCGTCCTGGCCGTGGAAGGAAATCAGCGGATCAAGGACCAGAAGGTCCACGCAAAACCGCCGGCAGGCATCCACAATCCGGCGCTGAAAGGCGTCGTCCGTCAGTTCCCCGGTCATGCGGATGTCCTGGGGCATTACAATATTTTCCAGGGCCGGGGCCATCTCGGGCATGGCTTGGATGATCTTTCGAAGACGGGCTTGCGTGCCAGCGGCGCTGTTTTCCGACTGGATAAAGAGCGTGCGAAGCGGACGGACAAGGGGAAACATGCCCCAAAGCCCCGCATCGCCTCCCAGGCCGCAGGCCAAGGCCATATTGAGGGTCAGGACGCTTTTCCCCAGGCCGGACGGCCCGCAGACAAGCAGGCTCTCGCGCTCGTTGAGAAGGCCGTCGATCAAAGGAGTAAGGACGATCTCCACCTTCATGAAGTCGGCGGCGCTGACGCAGTCCATGGCCCAAGACGGCTTCCATGCGGCCGTCTGGTCGGCCAGGGCAAGCAAGGCATCCTGGGTGCCCCCGGCGACTATCCAGTCCGATACGTCCCCCTTCTCGGGGAGGTCGGGGAGGTCTACCACCTTGACCGAAGCGGCTACGGGATAGAGGGCCTTCGCCACCATGGCCCCATGTTCCCGGCCCGGATCGTCGTTGTCCTCCAGGATGACTACGTGCTTGCCCGCAAAATGGCTGTTGTAGTCGTCCTTCCACTTCCCGGCCCCCATGGGGTTGCAGGACCCGACCAAGCCAAGGGCGCGCAAGGACTCCACGTCCTTTTCCCCCTCTACAAGAAAAATTTCGTTGGCCTGCAACACGGCGGGGAGGTTGTACGGAACCAGCCGCACGCCTTTTATTGTTTGGTCATATTCCTTTCGCTCGCAGTCATAACACCACTGGCGAAAAGTCTTTTTCTTCCCAGGCTCCTCAAAGCGAACCGTGGTGAAAACGTATTGATCTTGCTCATTCTTGTAATGGTAGAAGGCCGTCTTGTTCGCCAATATGGGCCGGGCATGGTCATCACCGCCTTTCTCTTGGCGCTTTTGACCGTTGCCTTTCCCATTGCCATTGCTGAGCCCCGCACGCTTGGCCAATTCGTAGAGGGCGGCCTTGAAGTCCACGCCGTGCCGATCTTGGTAAAATCGAAAAACGTCGCCTTCGGCGTTGCACCGCTGGCATTTGAAAAATCCGGTCTTTGCATTGGCGTAGAAGTGGCGGCCTTGGTCGTCATGAAATGGGCAGGGTGCGTTCACCTCGTCCCCCTGGCCCCGAAGCTCGGGCAATTCCGCACCGTAAAAGGCTCGGAAGTCCAGGCGGTCGAGCACTTCGCGCTTGTCGATATGTCCCATGTCACCGCCTCTAGGCGGACCACAGGCGCAAGGCGTCGTAAAGGCGCTGCGTCAGGTCCTGGGAAAGTATGCCATGGCAGTAAAGCCACATGAGCAAGACCTTCATGGCTCCCTTCACGGCTATTCGTCCGCGTCCTCGAAAGTGACTCGGGACTCCATCCAGGCGATGAGCTTGGACACTTCATAGGCGACGGCCTTGCCAACACGAATGCGCCCTTTGGGGCCTTTGCCCAGGGCGTCGAGATTGGCCATGGTCTTGGGGGTGAGGATGCCACCGGAGAATTCAGCTACGCGACTGCGGGCGACGTGGGAGCTTGGCCACCGTGCGGCCATGGGCGCAAAAGGAGACTCGAAAAGCATGGCGACTCCGAAGACCCCGCTACGCTGCGGGGGTTGTCCTGGGGGAGCCGAGAATGGGGCTTG